CGGTTGAAAGCATCAAGTTCTGCTGAAGGAAGACTTTCTCTAGCCCACTCCAACATGTTATTGAAATTTTCTTGTCCACCAACTTCACCATAAGCACTTTGAACAAACTTCTCTTGCAGTGCTTCTTGTCCTTGTATCCAAGACTCTACCATGTGTTTAGGTATGCCTTGTTTTTGTAGTTCTTGGAATGAGTCATCCGATAACTCACCCTTGTTACTGTATTCAGAATAATACTTATCAAAGCTAAGACCTTTATCTTCAATGAGTGATCTTGCTTGGTCTTGAGTAGCTTGCTGTTCATCAATTTCAGTAGCTTGCTGTCCTTGATCTGCTTGCTGTGGAGTGTCTTGTCTAGAATGAAACTCCTTTTCAAGTTGAGTGTATGCCTGTGCTAGATCTTGTGGATCGTTAAACTTCTCTGGAAGCCAAGATGGACGGTCTGGATCTTGAGCAGAAACACTCTGAGCATCTTCTGCTTTCTGGATCATCTCCTGTATATGTTCCTGACTTTCAGGTGGAGGTGCTTCATGAGTTTGTATAGTATCAACCATTATTATCCTTCAGCTTGTTGTTGCATTTGACCTTCTTTCATAGCTTTAACAACTTCTGGTGCTGCTCGTTCTCCAGCTTTAGCCATAGTTTGTTGCATCATCATCTCTTGTTGTTGTTGCTGTTGTGCTTGCATCTCCTGCTGTTTTTGCTCCTCCGTTTTGAGAAGTCCTTCTGTGTCTATTCCTAGTGAAGCTCCAAGCCTGTCTATGTACTCAGGAATATTAATCTCCTGTTGTACAACTTCAGGTCCAAGAGGTTGAAGATACTGTAGGAATCCTGCTAATTCATTGAGATCCTGTCCTCTTCCCAATGCCTCAACACCAGTAACGATCATAGGTTTCAATGATTCGTCAGGAAACTTAGGTAACTTCTTTTCCTTTTGCATTCTGTTCATCAGAACTGACACTAAAGGTAGTTGAAACTCTTGACTTAGGACGGAGTAAACTCCTCCTAGTGCAGTTTCTAGTTCTTGATATGCCATGCGGATCTCTTCTGCTGTGACTCGTTCTGCATCTCTTCTTACAGCAGAATTGTTCAGGAACGCATACGACAATCTTTCTGTGAGTGAACGTATTGTTTCCTGTGCCACACGGAAATCATTGAACTTGTTTAATTGTAGTGTGCTGACATCGTTAGCATCTCCCATGACGATTGCACCATTGGGACTGTCTGCTAAAGACTTCAACCTTGTAGTGCCATTAGGCCGAACAAGGAACAACACCTTGGCAGCAGCAGCACTGCCCTCTACTATAGACTGAGTAAGGGATTCAAGACTTTTCAAATCTCCGATATACTCTTCTACATATCCTCTTCCATAATCCTCAGAATCAACTGAAGTGAACCTGAGTGGTAAAAATGGACACTTACCTTTTTTATATGTACCACGACTTCCTGGGACTTCTTCTCCACCGATCTCTTGGTACACAGTCCACTTACTTCCTTCCCATTTTACACAGGTAAAAAGATCCACAGACTCCATAGGATTGTTCTCATTAACTACCAATTGTTTTGCTGGTTCAGGTAGTGAAAGAGGTGATAGTGTCTCTTTAGTAATGATCTCTAATACATTACCCATTGCATCTCTCTTACACACGTAACGGTCTAAGCGAAATACTCTGGCTTGTCCCTTGTCAGGGAGATAAAGGAGAACATTACCAGACACTATTAATTGTTTGAGTGCTTCAAACACTGGTACACGGACAGCCTTAACTTCAATTTCTTGCATGACCATCCGTTCAATCTTAGATAGTGCTTCTTCTACTGCACCTTTCTGAGATTCGACCATCTGTTCCAGTTCTGCATCGTCTATAACAAGACGAAAGAATGGAGCATTAGGTGGTAATAAGGAGAGAAGCAGTTTGCTGGCAAGATTGTTGACACCTCTTGCACCTACCGACTGAAAAGGAGTGGGTAATATACTTGATCCAGTATGTCCTTCTTTAGGTAGTAAAGACGGTATGGTTAAAGCTGCTGCTTCTCTAGCTCTCGCTAGAAAAGAATACCTATCACTAGCACATAGTTCGTACTTACCTTGGATAGGTCCAGTTTTATACTCTTGGTCTGTATTTAACGTAATTGTTTCTACCATATTTCCTTATGCTGCAATCCCCGATTTACCCCCACCAGGAACACTTAAAGCGTAGTCAACTCTTAAACCTTTTTTACCTTCTTTTTTCTTAGCTTTTAATGTACTTTTCTTTTTATCTAAAGTAAGTAGATCATCTTCTCTATCTACATCACCTCCACGGCCTACATCATCACGTAATGAACCACCTCCAGTTGCTTCTTGAGTGTTTAAAGTGACTTGATGTCCAATACTATCAAGTGTTTCATTCATTGTGCCGATGGAACTATTAACAACATCCATGACGTTATCAATACCTACTTGTACATCATCACCATATTTTTCTTGAATATTTGCAGCAGCCTCTTCACCAGCAGTTTCAGTCTTAGTTTTTTCACCTCTTGAAGCACGAACTATATCATTCCAAACGTACTGGCCTAGCTCAAGTATTTGATCTAATTCACCACCTTGATACTGATTTTCAATAGCTTCCTGCATGGTAGTTTCACCTGACAACATTCTATCGAGCATAGAACCTTGGTAGTGTTCTTCACCAAGCAGTTCACCCATGAACTTTCTACCTTCTAATGAGTAATGTTCACCATACTTAGAAACAATTCCTTGGATCTCTTCAGAAGTAGGTATACTTTGAGTATTTTTATCACTAAAAGTGTTTAACTCTTGTTTTTTCTTATCCCATTCTGCTGCTGCTGCATCTGCTTCTGCTTTAAGTTTTTTTTCTGCTGCTGCTGCTTCTGCTTTTAACTTTGCTTCTGCTGCTGCTGCTGCCTCTTTTGCTTTGTCTATCCAATCATTACCGTCAAAAGTAAGAGTCACACCGTTTAATATTTTTGTATCTCCTAATGATGGTCCTCCACCACCTCCTCCATCACACATCAGCTATACCCTTTGGCTGTAGGTTTCTTGACAACTAAAGACTTCTTAGTAACACCTTTTCTATCGGCTGTTTTAAACTTAGCAGCTTTATTTTCTGAAACACCTGCACCTGTGGTAACATTTTTAAGAGCACTTATTCCTTCGTCATCTGCTTCTTCACCTGAAGTCCAAGAAGGCATGAAGTCCTGAGTTAATCCCATACGAGTCATCCACCCACCTCCTGACCATCCGTCACTTGCTCCTAGTCCTCCTGGTTCTCTAAACCCTGCTTTTGGGTCCATGTGATCTTTAAGTTGGCACATTGATGTACTCCTTTCTTTCAGTATCCTGTTCAAAGGATTCCTCAAATAGTTTTTCTATCATATCTACTACTTGTTGTTGTCCCTGTAACAACCGTAACTGATCCAAAGGAATATCATGTCGAGGTAATTTGTCAGGGAATAGTTCTCTAAGTTTATTAATAAGTTCTTCTGTTATATTAAATTGACCAACCATTGGTTAATAATGGCCCTTTCATACCACTTCGCATGAGTTTCCACTACAAGCAAGCTCTTGCGATGCTACTGTGTAGTCTTCTTTCTCATAGTTTTTAAGATTATCCCAGTTTAGTTTAGGCATAGTAGCCTTCATCTTTTCATACTCTTCTTTACTACATTCTTGATAAGGTGCTTGCTTATAAATATGGTCAGAATGTGGTAGAAAAGAGATACCACTTATACTATCAAAGTTAGTGTAAACCCATGCTCCTACTTCAAGCCATTCGTCTTCTTTTACTGTGATAGTTACGCTAGGTTTGTGATGACACCAATGATCTTGATATATCTTCCAAGTTTCCAATTGCTCTATTGCTGTCAATGAATCACGTGTGAGTGAATTAGTTGGAGCTTCAGTAGGAAATGAGAATACCATTGTAGTGTCAGGCTTCATCACATCTGGCTCATGTGGTACTCCAGAGTCCATCATGAACTGACATAGTGGATCTTTAATATCTTGTCGTACAGTACGAATGTAGTAATCACTATGTCTAGTGTGAATACCAGAAGCACTGTCAACCAGTTGACTCACTGTTCCGCTAGGTTTAACACAACTAATAGCTACTGACTTATTGATACCTAACTTATCGGCCCACGTTTCGTTGGTTACTTCAGACTCTCTTCTTAATGTCTCAAGCAACTTAGGAAGGGTAGCATCACGGTAATTACTGGTGAGTTTATTATCCATAATACCAGTAAGACTTACACCTAATAACCTTTCTTCTTCACAGTTCTCTTTCCACTTCTTAGGAAGATAGCGAAAGTTAGTGAGAGTACTCTGCCATGTACCTAGAATAGTAGCTAACCTTACCTTACGCTTTAGATCTTTTAGATCATCTGAACAACGTACCACTACCTCTGAAAGATTACAGAACTCTCTGGGCCGAAGAATTATTTCAGAACATGGATTCGTTCCGAAGTCATCTCTAGCTTCTCTAGCATCAAATCGTTCCACTTGGCTTCTTGCGTTGTAGGAACTATAGATTCCACGTTCTCCAGATTTGGACTCGTAAAGGGATGCCCACTCTCTAAGGAAGGTTCCTGTGTCAGGTTTGGAATGGTAATTTGCGGAGTTATTTGCCAAGGCTCGGTGTCCGTAATCTTCCCACCATGCTCCTGCTTTGGCTTGTCGCATCTGCTCATCACCAAGATCACTAAGACTAATGAGAGCAGAACGCCTAACCCCACCAACCACAACGACTTCTGCTGTTTTTGTAACAATGTCATGACACTCGATTGGTCTGAGTTTTCGTCCATTTGCATTTTGAAATGTTTTACAGGTGAATAGAAATAGTTTGTTCAATGGATCTGGACCACTTGCTCTACCTCCAAAGGTTTTAAGTATTGATCCTGCTTTACGAACCTTGTCCATGTTCCATGTAGGAATCAGTCCTGCGTACAGTAGACTGATAAGTTCACGTAATGCTTTAGCCCAACCTAGTTTACTGTCTCGTACATCAATACAAGTGTCGGTTGGATGTAGCTCCATTGGTACTACTGGTAACTGTGATGTGTACTTTTCTTCTACAGAAAAACCTACACCAGTACCATTCATTAATGTGTATAAAACTTCATCAAATGATCTAGCAGAATCAATAGGAAGATAAGAAC